AGAACTCTTGCTTGTACTGAGTTTGTGAGCGAATACCCATTTGCTCTGCAAATACCATTGAGTCACGATGACCAAGGATACCTGCTTTCAACTCTCCACCCGCAGAGTTAGCAGATGCAGTTTCTACAACAGGGCAGTTAGTTGAGACATAAACGTCAATACCATAAAGGCTACCGATGTTACCGTTTTGTACAGGCTGACCTGCTACGAAATCAGATGAGTTGTAACGGTCGATACCACGGATAGTCTGTACGACTGATGGAGGTACAACAAGGAAACGTCCGTCCATAGGAGTATCGTTGTCATCTAACTCTTTGACTGCTTCACGGAAGCCAGTGTCAGAGAAGATGTCAGCCGCGGCTACAGTGTCAACAGCGTAAGCTGTTAAGTTTGTAGAAGCATCCATGAAGAACGAGTTGCTGTGTACGTAGTCAGCACCATCAGAATCGCCGAATGACTTAGCCAAGGCAAACAAGTCAGTATCGACCTGCTTTGCAAGTGCATAGCCTGCGTCTGAAGTGTAGAACTGACGGAGTGAAGCAAGTGCTTGCACATCAGTAATGTCTTCGATCAAACGAGAGTACTCGTAATGTTGATCTATTGTTACTTGGACTTCTGACTCAGTTGCCGCAATCAGAGTTACCTGAGTTGAAGCCGCTTTTGCAGAAGCATCGCCACGAGTTGGCTTAGGGATGTGAAGTGTATCTCCCTTTTTACCAGTCATTGGCATACGGTTTACAAGATTAGCAAGAACGAGAGACTTCTCGTATGCCGCTATGATTTCGTCTGACCAAATTTCTGGGATAAAAGTAGCCGCAGTAGTGTTGGTGACGTGGTTAGTACCTAGTGCCATGGTTTTAGCTCCTTAACGCTATTTGACACGACCCTCTTGGTAAGCCTGCATAATCTCATCACTGAGTGCTTGATACCGCTTAGGGTCATTTTGCATAAGTTTAATAATATCAGCACGACGATAGATTTTACGACTTGGACGTTCTCCTGATCCTCTAGCGTTTCCTGTAGAAGCCGCCTTAAGCTGACGCTTACGATCTGCCTCTTGCATTCCTGCGGTTTCCTGTACTAAGTTCTGACGCTCTTTCCAAGTATTCAGAAGCTCACTCGCTGAAGCATAATCAAACTGTTGATCTGCTCGTTGATAAAGTTCCTGTCGTACTTGACTACCCATAACCCACTCTTGGAAGTTAGGGTCTTGAACGACCTGACCATAGTCAGGATGATCCGATTGCAACTTATTAAGAGCCGCTTGCTGTTTCATTGCTATTGTTGTTGCTTCTGCCTGTTTAACAGACGGATGCTTGGCAATAGCCCTAGCAACAGCTTTGTCGGGATCAGAAAAGAAGTCAATTTCGTCTTCTTCGTCTTGTTGTTGTGGGCTTGATGTGGCTATTTGAGTCTTAACGAAATCATCGACTATTTTACGAAGCTCACCGACCTCTGATGATTGTTTACCAAGTAACTTTTCAGCCTCTTGGTGCATTCGGACAATATCTTGTATATCTTTACCTTGATATTTATCAGGTATGTCCTCTGCTTCTGGTGTTGCTTCAGGTTGTTCCTCTTCAGGAACCTCTACAACATCCTCATCAAATGTTCCGATTTCTTCTCCGTCTTCTGGTCGATAGTCGGGACTATCATCTATAATACGTGCCATTATTGTTAAACTCCGTGGCTAAAGCCATTATGGAAAGTTAATTACGACCGGCTCTCTCGTGATCCTTAGCCCACCTATCGTCATTATCAGGCCAACCATGACCTACGAAATGTGTTCGGATTGGAGAGATTATCCGGTGTGCTGTTTCACCGCATTCTAAACACGTTACGAAGTTGTCACCGTGAGTCCAGTGTTCTTCTTTGTGTCCACATTGGGTACATTTATAATCATATCGCTTAAGCATCTTTTTGACCTTGCAATACGTCATAAGCTGTTTTAATACCTGTTTCAAAACGCCTGACTCTAAACAAAGCATCACGTTCGCCTTTAATAAAGGCTAAATGTGCTTCATTTTTAATGTCCTCAATACGATGACGGTCAAGAATTTCATCTATTTCTTCGATAAATTGTTTCCAACCTTTACTTGCAAATAGATCAAAATAGGTATCGTAGTATTTGTTTTCTTCAGGACTCAATAGAGTTTCTCCTGTAATTAATATAAATATTATACCATAAAAATATTAATTTGTCAAGTAATTTCTTGACTCTTAGGTGTTTTTGTGGTACGTGGCGGCTTAGCACTTTCTAAGTCTTCAATTCGTTTGTTTAAACCTGCTAGAATCTGATTAATTTCAATCAAGATTTTATCTAGCTCGTGTTTTGTAATCATGCTATTTCCTCATTTGCATTTCAACAATGTCTTCTTTAGTTTCAATTTCTCGTTGCTTAAGGGCTAATTCAGCAACTTGAGCACGACGCTTAAACTCAGCATCGGTAGGGTCTTGGCCCATACCTTTCATTACAGCCGCATAACGCTTAGTTTCGCTGTCAACAGGTAACAACTGTGTTTCCACTGTGTTCTGTTGAATACGTGACATGACTTCGGCTGTCTGTGCGTTCGTGTAATCCAAGATAGCTTGTTCTTTAGCCATCTGTAGCTGTGCAACCTGCATCTGCTGTTGTTGTGCTTCTGGGTTAGGTTGATTAGCCTGACGCAAACCTGAAATGATTTCTTCACGATTGCTCAGGTTCATGTTGTCAACAATGCTTTCAATCAACAATGGATACATTGGTGACTCAGGACTCATGGTTTGTAACAACTGCACAAGCTGTGTAACTTCATACTCACGAGCAATAATGCCTAAGGAACTTGAAGCAACAAACTTAAAGTCACTAACAGGGTACATCTCAGGATTAAACTGCATATACCGATGTGCCGCCTTAGTGACAAACGGTAGTAAGAAGCTGTCTTGGAAGTTAATCAATGTACGCTTGTGTCGCTTGATGATTGCACCAAGAGACATTGAAATACCTGCCGCAGTGCTATCTCCGTTAATACTTCCCGGAATACCGGCCGCATCAATAGCTCCTGTTGCCATCTGCACCATTTGTTGAAGACTGGCAGATTGATTAAATGTGTTGGCGTCAAGATTTCCAAATCTAAACGGCTGTAAGATTTCTGAGGGATTGCCATTCGTAAGGATGGCCTTGCCGGGTCGTACTTCCAATTTGCTTCCACGAGGAAGGCGTGAAGCATCAACAGCAAGCATAGGGTGTACAGTAAGCGCAAGTGCGTCAATTCTAGCTCTCAGTTCAGTGTCAAGTGCTTTTTGTGCGTTGTATCCTTTTTCACACACACCACGACCCCAGAAGCGACCGGGAACAATATCCCAAGGGAACGCTACGACAGGGCGGTCTTGCATCATGTAGGGATTGGCTTCAGCTTTGAGCAAAGTACCGCCATTTGCAATGACAATAATTGCTTCGATATATTGAGTACTTTGTACAGCGTCCTCATCCGGAACTTCCAGTTTTGCACCTTCTTCGTCAATTGACTCAAATAAATCTCGTGGTACAAGTCCATAGTATTTTGTTAGACGAACTTTGTCATCCTTGTAGATTGTCAGGTCTTGGTCAGGCTCAATGTCGGTATCAGGAGCCGCCATAGTAACATCAACGTCAAAGTACACTCCGTTTTCGATGTTTTGCTCTACTTGATGCAAAGGCACAAACTCATCAATAGCGACACCTAATGCATCGTTAATAGAAGTAGCAACAGGGTCAATAAGGAAGTTCTGTGGCATAACAGGGCGTAGTTTGACAAGTGTACGTTTCTGCCCCATAACACCAACAGCATCCATTTCTCCACCTAGTAATGGTTGAGTAGCAGGCTTTAACTCTTCTACCTCGTCAAGAAGTACTTCCCCATTGCCCGTTCCAAACACAGCACAGTTAATCAAACATTCAGCAATGGACTTACGTGCCTGTGCAAACGTCATGTCCTCATCCAACTGCCTACGTAGCACTTGAATGTCTTGTGGATTTTGATCCTGTAAGTCATCTTTAATATCAAACCATTTACCACGACCAAAGGTGGCTTCTTCAACTTCTGCTACAGCAGATTCGACAGCCTGTTGAAGCGCAGGAGAAATAATTCTAGAGCGTTCTGAAGCTCGCATTGAGTCTTCTTCTGCCCAGATACCACGCCATAGACGGTAGTATTCATCAAACTTTTCTTGGTAGTTAGATTCAAAGTGGTCACGCCACTGGTTACACTTGTGGATTACCCACCCTTCCAGTGAGCCAACCTCTTGAATGTTATGATCGTAATCCATGTTAATATCCTGCTACAGGGTCTAAAATTTCAAAATCGTCTTCTTCATAGTCATAGTAGTATGCAACTTTGGCTAGTTGATCTATGTACGCTAAAGAATCCACTAAGTCATCGTGTACAAGTTTATTCGGAAACTGAAATAACTCATCCATAAACTCACTATTCCAATCCCCTTTGTTAAGGGTAATCTGCCCATGTTCAAAGCGTCCTTGCAGTGCCCAGACAATACGATCAGTTTTCTTTTTGTTGCCGTGAGTCAACTCCTCCACCCTGAAGAATCGTTGCTTCGACTTCATCAAGTCGGTAAGGTAGGGCAGTACCGCATTCTTTAGGGCTCCTTTTTCTATACCAACCGCGACTGGTTGATAGGCATGAACAGCGTCGAAGATTTTCCTTGCGGTTTTTTTGATGTCCCATCTTCCATGTACAATTTCTGCTACCCACCATCCATCCTCATTCACTTTGACGATTGAGATGGCTGTTTGGTCAAGTTTAGTTGTTTTGGATTTAGTCGCAGATTCAACATTAGCAAAACCCGCAAGGTCGACTGCAATATAATAATCACCAACGTCAGGCTCATCATCATCAAATTGCATCCAGTTTTCTTTGAAGATCTCAGAACCCATTGCTTCAAACGATGCCATAAACTCTTGTCGAAAGGCATATGATGACATGGACTTTTTAGCTGTATCAATTTCGTCTGGATCGAGTAGTGGGTTGTCATAAGATGTGAAATGCCATGCCTTATAGCTGTCATCATCTCCAAGAGTAGCATAGTGATAAAGCTCATAGAAGTGGTTCCTTCCCATCGGTGTGCCAATGAACATTGCATCACCCTTCTGGTCAGCTAGAGCAGGCCGAAGGATTTGTTCCCATACAGAGGGCTTCATATCCGCATATTCGTCCATAACAAGGAACTTAAGGGATACACCACGCATTGTCTCTGGTCTGTCAGCACCCTTCAGGCTAATTGTACAGCCGTTAATGAGTGCGATCTGAAGGTTGTTAATGTGTGACGACTTGATGACTGGGTGTGCCAGTTCGAGTAGTGTCGACCACATAATGTCTCTAGCCTGCCCTTGTGTCGGGGCGACATAGAAGACATGACCACGTTCTGCTCTCAGAGCATTGATGATAAGTAACCACGCCGCTAGTCTTGACTTACCAGTACGACGACCTGCGGCTACAATCTTGAAACGTGCTTTATCGTTGAAGACATCTTGTTGCCACGGGAGCAACTCAACATTAAGCTCCAAGAGGTTTTGCTTCCTTCATAATGTCAACAAGCTCTGCACTACGACGACCTACTTGACGATACCACTTTGAATCAATCATTTCGTTGGCGGCCATCAAGTAGTTCCCTTCATTCACATAACGAATCATGTTCTTAAACTTACCTAAGCGATTACGTCCTAGATTAAACGCCATGTTGACGACAACACGCTGTACGTCTACAGGATGGGACTCTAGGTTCAAAAAGAGTGCACAAGCGTCACTGTAGGCATCCTCACAGTCTGTCTTAAACACATCAAGAATACGCTCATCGGTCACAGGTGTGCCGACGGGCCAAGTGTGTTCCATGTCTGCTTCAGTGACCATATGACCGATACCAAAAGTAGGATAACCTTCAGAGCATAAATAGATCTCAGTGACGTAGCCTTCGTGACGAACAAGGTCTTCTTTAACGACATCCATCAACTCATTGTTCATCTTCAATCACCTCTGCATCTATGATGTCATTTTCTGTCACTTTGGCATCACCTATGCCACTGATCGTAATACTGACTGAAGGACGACCACCCTCTGCTTTTTCTTTTTCAAAATAGCTAATCGGTAACATACGATCCATTAAGAGTTTCCAAGCCGCCGCTTGGTTCTTGTGGTCATCATTGAGTGCCGCATCAAGAATACTGTCGAGTACCTTTTTGGACTTCGGTGAAGCCAACATTCTAGCTTTGTATTCGTTGATGGTTGCGGCGTCACCCGGAGGGCGACCTACCTTACCTCTTTTTGTTACTTTTTTGGATTCTACTTCGTCTTTTTTAGGACGACCAATCCTTTTGGGTTTGGCGTGAGTCATTAAGTATTTTCCTATAGGGTACTTAAGTGTTATGA